GCTTTCATGTTCATTGAAAATCCTTGACCAATACCTGGAATCGATAGCAATAAGATTGTCGGAATGGCTGGTAGCATTGCTACAAGACCAATAGCAGATGCAATCAAGATTGCAGCTCCCATTAACACTTTACCGCTACCAAATGCTTTGATTCCCGATGCCACATCTTTAAGTGTCTTTCCGACTCCACCAGGTTTGCCTGGTAACTTTTGAGCTTTTGAAGCTGCATCAGTTGCTTTGTCTGTTGCACCGGCTGCGACATCTCCGAGCTTATTTACCGCACCTCCTGCTGCGCCTCCTTTACCCATTAGGAACTGACCAGCCTTTAATAAACCGTTTTTAGCTGCTAATAGGACGTTTCCTGCTTTAGTTATTATATTAAACTGAGACATGAATTGTATTGTAGACATTAGTAGCAGTCCATTTTCTTTAAAGAAACCACCTACTCCTGCCCCATACTCCATAGCTTTACCAAGCATGTTATCAAATGCAGATGCACCTTCTCCAAAGTACTTGTTTTGCTCTTCTTGTGCGTCTAAGGACTTTGTTAATTCCTCAACAGTCATACCAACCGACTTAGCAAGTGCATCTTGCTCAAGACGATTCATTTTTCCAAATTCAGCAGAACTTCCTACATTTTTAAGAATCTCCTTAGACATTCCTTCAATGTCGTTGTTAAGTGCTAATTCGCGAGCTTTGTCAAGGTTAATTTCTTTACCCAGTAATACTGATGCTTCGTTCTGAGCATTAATACTACTTTCAAAGTCTAATAATCCGTCTGCAATCTTAGATGCAGTTTGCATCTCTACACCCATTTTGTGTAGTTCAACTACACTCTTTCCAAACTCCTCAGCTCCTTTAGCTCCTGCTCTGGCCATTTCTCCAGTATTAGCAGCCATGTCTTTCATGATCTTGCCTGGAGCAATGCCTTGCATCTCTGCTAAGTGCCCCGTATGCTCCATAGCATTGGCTGCTGACTCTGCTGTCTCCCCTGGTATTCGTGACATTGATGCGTTTAGTTTTGCAGCTTCTTGTCCACTAATACCAAAGTGGTGTGCCATTTGACCGAGTGCATCAACAGTATCACCGCTAAGTGCGTTTATGTTTCCGTACTCCTCCACAACTCCTTGAAGAGCTCCTTTGGTGTCTGATAAGCCTAACATCGACATCATGGACATTCCTTTGAATTGTCCTTCAATAGCTTGACCAGCTGATAAGCCTTGGTGGTGTAACTCTTCGAATCCTTGATGGAATTGTTCTACTTTTTCAATTCCTTGGGTGAATAAGAATGCACCCATTAGCTTTGGATCGTTTCCAAGTTGTCGTGCTGTTTCCAGTACACCTTGAAGACTCTTTTGATAACTCTCAGCTTCCTCTCGAATCTCTACTAGATTACTTGCAACCGTCTCGTATAAATCTCGTTCGTTTTCTACTAGCTCATTTAGGTGCTGTCTGTGTTGTAACTCTTTAACAATGTCTGTTAATCTTGGATCAGTTACGTCTTTAATCTTCTTTTGAATCATATACTGCGCAAGATACTGCGCATACTCACCTTGAAGCTGAAACTCTATCATTCCTCGCTTCAATACAACATCGTTTGCTACTTGTAGTTCATTAGAATACAATCGGCTGAGGTCGTTTTTTAATTCAACGTTTTGTTTTGTTGAATCGTTAAGTTTTTTGCTACTTCGAACTAAGCCCTCAACTAAACCTTGTTGATCTTTCAAGAGCTTAATTTGCTCCATCATTGACTGTTGAGCATAGCTTATGCTCTGAGCAAACTCCCTCTCCGCTTGGATTCTGGCTTTTTGCTCATTAACGACCTTCTTGCTTTGTTCTTTATCTTCTGCCATTATCTTCTAAACCGCTGAGTAGCTAGTGCTTTTAGAAACTTTGTATCGCTTTTCATTAGCTTATAAACTGTGTCTTCAAACTTATTAGGACTCATTCCCGCGTTTTTTGCTAATTGTTGTAGTTTAGGATCACTCTTTACGGCACGTTCAAGATAGCCAGCTCGTCTACTTATAATATCCTTTCCCCACTTAGATGCACCTCCTACTAACCAGTCTACAAAAGTTTCCTTTAAGATTGCTTCATCTTGTTTTTGCTTTTTAAGATCCTGAGCTATCTTCTTAAACTCATCACTATCAATAGCTGCCGCATACTGGTAGTCTTTATCTTTGTTTGTTGCAGCATCTAGGGCAGTAGCAATCTTGTCTACCATCCACTCAGCGTCCGCTTCTTTGTTCTCTTTACGGATCTTTTGAGCGTATAGACGAATTGCTTCTCTTAGTAATGTTTCGTTTGCGTTCATGTAAAGGCTTTTGTATAAATAGTTTAGTAAATGAAAAAGCCAGCGTTTTGCTGGCTTATACTATCTCCGGCGGGATGCGGCTGACTTAATCTTATCAGCTTCTCCTTTTTCCGCTTGGTACTCTTTCTCCTTAACATCAGCCAACTTTCTATAGTAGTAGTTCCTGATGTGCGTCGGTAGGGAATAGAGTTCTGTCCATAACCAGCCCATCTTTCCGTAATACATAAGATCGAAGAGCTGATCGTACAGGTGGGCCTTATAATCAGACCCCAGGCCAAAAAAACCCCACATCAATCGGTAGCTGCATGTTTGGTACTTCATGACCACATGCTGGACATTCGTAAGAGAATGTAGTATCGATATCGGGTGTAATTTGTTTTAGGTGATTTCTTAATGCTAATGAGTCTCGTGACAGCATGTTATCGACAAAGCGATTGATGTATGCTTTATCTTCGTTACCGTCTACTGCTACAATTACATGCTTTAGTCTGGTTGTTAATTCACGATCAACACCAATGGTCTTAGCAGCTTTCTTATATGCTTTGGATGCTTCTTCAATCTTTCTTTCGTCACCGTGAGTAAGCATTTTGAGAGTTAACTCACTCTTTCCAATTGGAAGTTTGAACTTGTGATAGATTTCTCCTTCAACAAAGTTGTCCCAGTTGATTGCTTTTTCTGTAAACTCCTGAAGATCGATTGTGTGTTTTGACTTCTCTCCACAACTAGGGCAAGTAATCTCTACAGTATACTCTGGACCATATGCTAGGATACGAGCTGCAATAAACACTGCATTCTTGTCTACTGTTAGTAAGTCATTGTAATTGATTCTAGTAACAATCAGTGATTGTAACAACTTATCAATAACGACACCCTGCTTAATAAGGTTTTGTGATGCTAGGATATCTTCCTCCCTAGCAGTCATGTACTTCATTTCAATAGTACCGGATCTTAGTGGATGTCCTTCTGGGTAGAATCGTCCTTTACTTGGTAATGGAATTACCTCAGTAGGAACATTGGAAGATTCACCTTTAGTAAATTCGTCTGGAGTGCCTGTGTTGACATGGTTGTCTAATACCATTCGTTTTAAGTCAGCATCTGACATTGGGGCTTGACCTGGGTAGTCATCGTTTACAACTTTGCTCATAGATATTGTTTATTAGTAACTTTCTTATAAGTATGCACGGAAAACAAAAAAAGCCAACTTTTTACGGTTGGCTTTGTTCGATCGGGGACTCCCCAGTCCTTATTAATATTCAAGTACTGCGTAGTCGATTCCTAATGTAAGAGAGATTTCAACTGGTGTCTCAGTAGACCAATCCATGTCTCCGAATTGAGCTGTCTTGATGTAAGCACCCCAAATCTTCCAGTTTTCAATCTTATCTCCTACCGGACCTAGTACGAAGATGTCGAAGTTTCTCTTGTAGAAGTCAGCGTATCCATCTCTACCAGTTACAGACTCGTGTGCTGTTCTTACCCACTCCATTACGGCTTGAGCTCCAGAAGGCACGATTGAATCGTACATTGTAATAGTGATATCACCCCACTTACATTTTCCTTTCATCTTGCGAATGATGTTGATGTGATCTAACACAACCTCACCACACTCCAATTGGGGACGAGATACTTTTTTGCAGAGGAATGATGGAATACCATCAATCTCTAATATAAATCTATTCTGTACTTTTGGCTCGTAGTTAGTATAGAATATTTTGTCGTTTTCAATTAAATTAGCCATATCTCTTTTCTAATAAGTATTAAGCGTTATCAAAAGTTGCTCCAGTCGGTAAGATGTTGAAGTCTAGTACGATAAATTCAGCAGCTTTTGCAGGCTGGATGTAGATTTGTCCGTACATTTCGTTTCTGTCAATTACGTCAGGAGTGTTGTTTGTTTCATCCATGATTACTCGGTAAGCGTATAATCCTTGACGAGATTTTACAGTTTCTAAGTATGGAGTCACAATGTTCAAGAATCTTTGACGAGTTTCAGTTGTGTTGTTCTCGAATACCAAATATCTTGAAGAGCTAGCAATGAATTTCTTCAATGCGATCAACAATCTTCTTACATTGATTCTGTCTAATGCACTTGGAGCTGCTTGTAGAGTTTTTTGACCCCATACACATACTCCTTGATTAGGGAATGTTGCAATTGCGTTGATTCTGTTATCATATAGATCGTCACGATCTGCTTGAGCAAGTTTTCTTTCTACATCGATTACTTCACGAAGACCTCCTCTGTTCAAACCTGCTGGTGCGAACCATTCGTAAGCTACGTTATCTGTGTTAGCAAATACTCGTGGCAATACTGCGGATGGTGGAACCCATACTGGTTTGTTTTTATCAGTGTCAAGAATTTTAACCCATGGCCAGTAAGTAGCTGCGTAGTTTGTGTCTAGACCTGCTTGTGCGATTGCGTTTACTGCTGCACCTAGTGTGTTTCCGTAAGTAATTGGATCAACAATTGCAAATGCATCTCCACGGTCTTCTGCTACTTCGATTACTTTATTAACAACTGCTGAGTGATCAGCTACGTTGATACCTGGAGTAACGATTAAGTTAACATCAACCTCGTCAGAGTTTGCAATGGTGTTTAATGCTTTGATGTAAGCGATTGAACCAGCTGTGCTTGCTGTTGAACAATCCATACCGAATACGTTTGTAGGTAGGATATTAGCTCCAACATTCTTAGACTTAGCAGGATCATCACCATCAAATCCACCTTGGAATCCTACTGTGAACTTCAATACGTTAGAGATATCAACACCTGCAAAAATAGATCCTGAGATACTTGCTCCACCTGTGAAAGAGGAGTTGCCGTCTGTAGCAGATGCACTTGGGTGAACAAAACATTCATCTAAGTTGAAATCGTTTCCAGCTACTTGAACTGTACCAAGTGCTAATGGTAACAAGAAGTTGTTGTTATCTGCTGTAGTAGCAAAATCGTGTCCGTAGTATGCTTTCTTATTATAAGCTCCGTTGATTACTGTATCTTGCTTAATGAAAGACGCAGTTGGGAAGCTGTAAGAAGATGAGATTGGTTGAACATAAGCATCGTATCCAAATGGCTTAACATTAGGAGTGATTGCTTTGTTTTTAACGTCATCCACACACTCAATGTAAATATACTGAGATACGTTATCGTAGTCGCCGTTTACTGTTACAACACCACCATCGGATACAGTTTTGTATCTATCTCCAATTCGTCTAGCAATGTAGTTAGATGAATCTGGATCTAGTGTTAAGTTAGCGTAAGACTCTAATACTAATGGACGTTGGTCTGTATCGTTGTAGTCGCGAACTAGTAAAGTAAATGTTCCGTAATCACTTGCAGGGTTTCCACCAGGTAATGTGGTGTTAATGATACTAACTTTAATTGAATTGTTTGTATCTGTACCGTCTGCAATAG